TTAAACGTGAGCAATCGTAAACTCATTCAATGGTGTAAGTTTATCTTTACCACAGACAAGAAGGAAGCTAAGTGGAATGACATGAATAGAAAGCTGGATGAGTTAGAGTTCTACGAGCAGTTCACTGATTCAATGCAAAGTGAGTATGATGTGCATGATATACGCAGGGTCAATGGCAAAAACATGTACATAGTCAAAAAGAAAATAGTAAACGAAAATCGCATGTGCTATTTAGTTACCATCAACAATGAGAATAGCATGATAGTGCGGTTTGATATACCAGTGGAACGCACGTCTGTTTCTTATTGCCCGGTATCACTTGGATGTGATTACGAAGTACATTCATTAGGTCATTGGGAATACCAACAGCTTGAACGTGATTTGCCAGTGATCCAAATAGAAGCAGATGAGGATTACATCGGTAAGTTTTGGTTGGCTATATCTAATACCATTAATGCATGAAGCATGAAGAAAGTAAGATACAGCAACGATGTGTTGAGTGGTTTCGTTATTCGTTTCCACGCACATTGATTGCTTCCTTCCCTAACGGGGTGTTCATTGGTGGCACTCCAGTGCAACGGGCCAAACGTTGGAACATATTAAAGGCTGAAGGGGCCATGCCCGGCATGCCCGATTTAATGATATGCATTCCATCGGGTTCATACCACGCGCTGTTCATCGAGATGAAAACCGAAAAGGGTAAACTTTCAGACACGCAAAAAATCGTTCACGCACAACTTATCAACGCAGGATATTGCGTGAAAGTGTGCAGGTCATTTGAAGAATTCACAATAACAATTAAAAAGTATTTAGAGCAATGAGAAACAGTTTTGCAAAACAAGGTTATTTAGAAGTTTTGACATGGGTAAGTCAGCAACCACATTTTACCAATAAAGATTTGCTATCACGCTTTCCAGTGAGTAAAAGTTTAATTTATGATATGCACAAATTAACGTTTATCAAAAAGTTAGAAAAGTCTGTTTACAAATGGAATTTAGATAGAGACCCTAAAGTAAGTGATGTAAATGCTTTGAGAAGAAAAGTTAATGGACACAATCGATTAAGTAAAAAATATCCTAAGCAATTAACTATTGAGCCTATCCGCAAAGCACCGTTGCCAACACCCATGCCCATAGTGCGTGAAGCAGAATGCGACACGAGCAACAGCAAAATGTTTTTGATACTGGCTGTTGGTACGATAGTAGGTTTTATAATCGCCACAATTATTTGGAAATAATACAGGGGTAGCCGAAAACCTTACAGAGTAGGCAAACAAAATCAATTTTATTTTATGTTATCTTCTAAGAAAGAACCAATGGTGTTAGCCACACACCACGTTCACACAACAACTGATTACTTTTTATTCAAGCCATTGGATGGTAATCGGACTAAGAATCTGCTTCACATCAATCGACTAAAAAAGTCAATGAATGAACAGTACATGTTTACAGTTATAATCGTAAATGAAAAGTATGAAATCATTGACGGGCAGCATCGTTTTGATGTTATTACGGAATTGAAATTGCCTTTGCATTATGTGGTTTGTAACGGTTACGGTCTTGCAGAAGTACATCGATTGAACCAGCTATCTAAGAACTGGAATGCTGATGACTATCTCAATGGATACTGCAACTTAGGATACAAAGATTATTTGATCTATCGTGATTTTAAAAACAAGTATCAAGTAGGCCACAATGAATGTATGTTGCTACTAAGCGGCACGGGTTCAACAAAGAATGCTGGTAATTTTAATACCGGGTTATTGAAAATCAAATCACTTAAAGATGCAGAAAGAAATATTGAAAAGATTTTGCTACTTGAACCCTATTACGATGGATATAAGCGACGAGCATTTATCTACGCTATGTACAACCTATTGCATAATCCAAACTTTGAGTTTACAGAGTTAATTCAAAAGTTAAAGATTCAACCAACAGCTTTGCAGCATTGCACTGATGTAGCACAATACGTTGCATTGATTGAGGAAATCTATAACTACAAGCGCAGAGACAAAGTAAATCTTCGTTACTAATTTGGAATTGTAAAAGGGTTGTATATCTTTGCAACGCTAGTTCGTATGAAAACATTTTTAAATCCCATCTTCACTGCATTGCCATAAGCCATTCGGCTACGGACTAGCCTTTGCATGTGGAGGTGGGTTTTTACTTCTATGAAAGACCCGGCATTTCTTTTTTACTCGTCAGATTTTCTGACTGGGACTATGCTGCTCAACATGGAGCAGAGGGGTAAGTACATTACACTTTTATGCCTTCAGCACAACAAAGGTCGGTTATCTGAAAAAGATATGTTACACATATGTGGCGCATATGATTCTGATGTGTTTGCCAAATTCACGAAAGACGAGGAAGGTTATTTTTTCAATGAACGTTTAAGTACTGAGGTTCAGAAACGTAAGGCATATTCAGAAAGCCGAAGAAACAATAGAACCAAAAAAGATATGACGAACATATCTAATACATATGTTCCACATATGGAAAATGAAAATGAAAATATAAATGAAAATGAAATTATAGTTGAAGATGCAAATGAAAAAAAAGTAACTCGCAAAAAGTTTGTGAAGCCTGATGAGAACGATGTGTACAATCTGATGGGTGAACTAAACATGAAAGGTAACAACTTCCTAACCGAAGATAAGTTAGTTAATTTCGTTCGCACCTTTATGGATCACTATGAATCGAACGGATGGGTGGTTGGTAAAACACCAATGAAGGATTGGCAAAGTACAGTACGCAACTGGATGCGTAAGGAATGGGATAAAATTAAAAATCAAAAATCAAATAGTTATGGAAAACCAAAATTTGACAACGTTGCACACTATCAAAACGTGGCAGCCCAAGTCGCAGCTGACATTCGGGGAGAGCGTAAAGGCTAACAAGATTGCAACACTTCGCAAACTTGACCGCAATGAAACTAAGTTAAAGATTGCAATGCTCATTAGCCGGTGCTGCGCAATGCTAAACATTGATAAAAATATGAACGCTGACCAAATCAATTTTTCAGCTGAACACTTTGTGCAGCATCACTGGAAGTACAGCCTTGAAGATATACAGCTTTGCTTAGACCGTGGTGTAGCGGGTATCTATGGCACAATATATAACCGTTTGGACTTGTCAGTTTTAAATGAATGGATTAGCAAGTTTGAACAAGAGCGTGATACACATATCACGGGCATGCGTACTGAAGAACAAAAGCAAAACAACATCTACGAAATGTTCCAACACCCGCAGGTGGTAGATGCTATTCAGAAGGCAGCGGATAAGTTGAAGATAGAAGAAGCACCGGCACGCGAAGTGAAAAGAGAAAACCCGCCACAGATTGAGATAGCCTTGATGCGTGAATACGATGACCTGCCGGCATGGGATAATGACATGCGGTTCCGTGTGTACAAGAACAGACCATACCAGTTTACAGAATACAGGCAGGAACGATATAAGGAACTAATCGAGAATCAAAATGAATACTAATGAACTACGATCAACACAAAGAAGTTGAGTTGTTGCGTAAGTTGTTTCTGTTAACAGCCAAACGCAGCATGCGCCCTGCAATGCAGGATAATATCACAATGCGTCTTATCTTTGAGGAGTTACATTTGCTCACGGACAAAGATGAATATAAGCTATGACTATTGGTGAATTGTGGGACAAGCTTGCGCAATACCCGGATGATGTCGAGGTGTACGTTGGATTTGTCAACGGGCACAGCATCGAGCACGAATGGTTTGAAGTAGTTGAAACAACTGACATCAATGGCAAGACCACAATCAGTTTAATGGTAGACGATATCGCAATAATAAACAATTAATACAATGAGTAACTATCAAATGCAAGAAGGGCAGTTCACCCTATTTAAGAACAACAACGTGGCTAACAATGGGCCACAGTACACAGGTGAAATCATGGTCAATGGTAAGAAGATGCGTCTGGCTGCGTGGGTTAAGGAAGGCAAGAGTGGCAAGTTCTTTTCGGGCAAGATGTCCGAACCGATGCAACAACGCCAACATAATGACGATTCACAAGGCACAGGTGATTTGCCTTTCTAATGATTGAGTACCTACCGAAACAAAAAGAAGCATTGCGTGTGCTGGGTAATTCACACCCGGCACGTGTGGTGCTGTTCGGAGGTGCAGCAGGCGGCTCAAAATCTTTCATCGGATGTGCATGGCAAATAAGCCGTAGGTTTAAGTATCCCGGCACGCGTGGACTAATAGGCCGCAGTAAACTTGACACGCTAAAAAAGACCACGCTAAAGACATTCTTTGAGGTAGCGCACATGTTAGGGTTAGCGCCTAATGAACATTACACCATCAACAATCAAACGCACGTTATAACATTCAGCAATGGCAGCGAAATAATCCTAAAGGATTTGTTTGCATACCCATCAGATGCGGAGTTCCATAGCTTAGGCGGGTTGGAATTAACAGATGCCTATGTAGACGAGGCGGCACAGGTTAGCAAACGGGCGATAGACATACTGCAAAGCCGTATCCGTTTTAAGCTACGCGAATATGATTTACCACCGAAGATGCTACTCACCTGCAATCCGTCTAAAGGATGGCTTTACAATGAGTTCTACGCACCGCATAAGATGGATAGTTTGCCACAACACTTGGCGTTTATACCATCGCTACCAACCGACAACCCACACCTGCCTGAAAGCTATCTTGAAACACTTGAACGTTTGCCCGAAATAGATAGGCGAAGGCTATTGCATGGCGACTGGGAGTATGATGAAAGCGTAGACAACCTTTACCAATATGATGACCTTGTGCGCTGCTTCCGGGATGAAGAAAGCAAAGGAGATAAATACATCAGTGCAGATATTGCACGACTAGGAAAAGACCGTAGTGTCATATGCGTGTGGCATGGTTTGCAGTTAATGGAAATACACGAGCTGCGTAAGCAACCAATTACAACGGTTGTCGCTACCATTCGCCAACTATGCGACAGGCACGCTATCAAATTAAGCAATGTGATCTGTGATGAAGATGGTGTTGGTGGTGGTGTGGTGGATAGTCTTAAGTGCCGAGGGTTTCTCAATGGTGGGCGTGCTAAGCAAGCAGACAAGTTCACCAACCAAAAGGCAGAA